TACATTTAGTCAGTACCGTTAGAAATTTTTAATAAAAGTTCTTTTTCTTTTATAGTTTCAAAGCAGATGTCTCTTTCTACTGGTAAACCAAAAGGTCCTCTAAGTTCTTTAATTTCTTTCATGCTAAAAGGACCAAATTCTTGTTCGTGGCCTTTTACTAAACCAAAAGCAGTTTCTGTCTCTGGGTCGTATTCAGCGATAAACCAAGTCCAGTTACTGTCGGGTGTGAATAGCTTTACATAAAAGACCATTTCTTGAGATAGGTCATCATGTGCTGGTTGGCTGTAAAGCTTTGGAAGTTTCTTTAAAATTTCTTTTGTTAAAAGTTTCATTGTTTTTTGTTGTAGATTGATTTTAAGTAAGTTGTTTCGATAGCTTTGCGATGCTGTAGGTATAACTCATTGGTCATGTTTTCAAACAAGTACCGATCATTTAACCTACTTATTGCTTCGTCAAATTCTTTCTTTGTCATTTAGATAATACATAGATAACCAACTTTGTTACCGTTAAGGTCTTTAAGTGGTTTTTCTATTGGTAACACATCTTCTGTGATGGTTGCCTCTTTGGTAAACTCTGATAAGTCTTTAAGGATTCGACTTATCTCTGGTGCTGCATCATCTGCAAACATAGAGTTATCCAAGTTGATAGAAAGAGAAAAGGTAGCCATAATACTACCCTCTGTTCTTGTAAAGATGACCACCGAATGGGTCAAGATGTCTAAAGCAAAGCTGTATGCTTTCTTTATCTAAAAGGTTGTATCTCGCACCTTTTGCTGGTTTGTTCCAGCTTGCTGGTTTGTAGATGTCGCCAGTTTGTCTGTCTATAAAAGCTTCAACGCATCTGTGTTCGTCGTTGCTCTTGTATTCATCTTCGACTCGGATAACCTTGAAATACTTACGACCTGTCTCGTAAATGTATTTGGTTTCCCATTTAGCTGGCATACCGTTATCTGCGTGCCATTGCTTCATAGCTAAGACTAGCTTGTTGCAATAAAGTTGAGTTTGTTTCTCAACTAATTGTTCTTGGTTAAGAACTGTAAGTGTTTCTGAAGTCATGTAACTTAGAGGTTGGGAGCATCTCTGCCCTATGATTCAATACTATCATTCCCTAAAGTGTATGTACAGGGACAATGTTCGGAACATAAACCGAACACTAATGGTAGACAATGGGGAACAGTATGTTATAATGGTAGTAAGGGCAAGAGATTGTCCTTGTTAACGTACCTCGAAATTTTAATACTATGACTAAAAAGTCAGATGACAAAGCAACTAAGCTTGCTTTCGTTTTTGGTGGCCGCCTTCCTAACTGTTGGGCGCAAGGCTCTGAAGACAATCATGTACTAGCTACAAAGGCTGGAAAACATTTTAAAAGATGTAACAAGCATCTTTATAAATTTCCGAAAGATCAAAAGTTAACAGTTCATCTTTTTGATATTTCAAAAGCCCAAGGCTGGTCTATGAACAACCAAGACATTTGTACTTGCTTAAAAACCAAGGAAGAATGTCCATATATTGAAAAAATATATGTAGTGGTTTAAAAGATACAAGCTGCTCTTAATCGGGCAGCTTTTCTTTCTACCGACTGCGGTGTTTTAATACAACCGGTTACTATAATACAGCTATAGGACTACTGCGGTATTTTAAATACAAGTGGTTACTATAATACTGCTGTTGGTTATGCACCAGTAAAGGAACCGAACACTTAATGGTACATTTCGGGGAAACTTAGATTATAATTGAGATATAGGGAGAGATCCCACAACCCCGAGGCTTAAATGAAAACTAAATTTCAAGCAACACACAACATGACTTACATTGGTAAGTTAGATGTTCCAGTTGTAGTTCTTAAAAAGACAACAACAATCTGGACAGTAGCTAATGAAGAAGGTCAGCAATTCTTAGTTGGCAAATACAACGTAGAGGAGATCAACTAATGCTTACTTACAAAGACGAACTCCTACAAGACTTACACGCACTTCTTGATCTAGGTATCAATACAAGAAGAGCCATTAAGAAAGTAAACAAAGGTGTCTTTGATAAAGACATTGAAGAGTACGAACAAGATGGTGCTGCATTAGAGGACTTATCTGACTACGTACAAAAAGCAGCTTAAAGAAAAGGTTGACTAGGTACTATTGTTATTATTAAAGCGTAAGTAATCTTTCCTTAAAGAACCGCCTTACCGCCTTTACCTATTCGGGCATCATACTAACGGAGTTTCGTGGAAAAAACACTTTTAGTATGTATAAGTCCCGATTCATACACCAATCAAGAAACCGAACACTAGATGGTGCAACTTGGGGAATCTTTGTTTATAATAAAAGAGTAAGGCAGAGATGCCACAACCCCCTTAAATAAAATGAACATTGCTTTTACTAAAGAACAAAGAGAAGAAATCATTGATTTAGCTCTTGGTTGGTACGAAGATTGGAAACATGATGAGCCAACTGTTTATACAGAAACAGTAGAAGAAAGAAGAAGCAAAATGGTTTGCTTAAACAACAGCGAATTAATTAAACATCTTCAAAAGTGGTACGCACAAGACATTTGGGATTATATACATTAATCCCATACATACAAAAAAGTACCCTGTACAAAGGGGCTTTTTTTTGTTTATTGTGTAAACTATAAGTAATCAGGGAGCCTGATGCCCATTGCAACACGAGGGCTGAAAGCTGTTATGGCAGGGCGGTCTCGGCGAGGTTGACCGATCTATCCCCTGATTATTCATCTAATTCAACGACAAGTATATCTGCACCCACCTCTTCGCCTTCTTCGCAGTACCTTTTCTTAGCAGTAAGAATTGTTACCAAAGAATCATCTACAAATGTTATTCCGCTAAGAGCATCTAAACTAGACCTTACGAGTTTATCTAGGTCATTTTTTCGAACCGTAACATTTCTAGGTGACCCTGTACGGAGACTGCCATTGGTGTAATAATGAGCCTTCGGCCTCTTAAAACGAAAAGTGGCTTCTACATAACAAGCACCCTTGATAGGTGGTTGTTTTATTTTACTAGCTTCCCTTTTAACCAATTCTCGCCATGGTTTTACTCTTTTACTTACTTCAATCATTCGACCCTTACCGATATACTTTTTACTGCCCTGCGGTGCTGCTTCAAGACCATTTACAGAGAATTTAAAAGATGTCATTCAATCCACAGGGGTATCAATTTACCGCATTACCAACAAATCTTAGAGGTAAAATACAACCAAATCAACTAGCTGTATTGTGGGTAATACAAAGCTATGCAAATAAAGATGATCAACAATGCTGGCCATCTTTGAAGACAATAGCTGATAATGCTTGTCTAAGTAAAAGAACCGCACAGAAAGTTGTTAACCAATTAGTTTCTCTCGGTCTATTAGAAAGAACACACCAAACTGGAAAGAATGGCGAACAGAACAGCAACTTATATAAAGTAACTGTTTGGCATCTAGCTAATGTACCAGAACCAAGTAATAATAGGCGTGGCAAATCCTGCACCCCTGTACCAGATGCTACGCCCCTATGGAAAAATATGCCATGCCCCATAGCAGCAGATGCTACCAAACTAGATACAACTAAACTAGATACAAAAGAACTAAATAAAAAAACTAATAAAAAAGATTATTCTGATGACTTCTTAGAATTTTGGTTTATGTACCTCGACATTAAAAAAAGAGCTAGTGGCCAGAATAAACCAAAAGCATGGGAAGAATGGAAAAAAGCTATAAAGAAAACAACACCAGTAAATATAAAAATTTCTCTTGTTGCTGCCATAAAACAACAAAGAGCAACAGAGCGAGATGGTGGCTTTGCTGTTTGTTTTCCTAACTGCTTTCGTTGGTTACGAGATGAAAGTTATGAGGGCTATGTAAAAGATGAGAAAGATACCCTGTACAAACAGAGAAAGTCTGATACAAAGATAGAAAGACCTTGGGAAAAAGATAAACCCCAAGATTCAGAATTACCTTTTTAACCTCTCATGACAGTTAACTACAGAAGAACAGCACTAGATAGAGACACTACGTTTTATACTCCAAAAGTAGAATGTTTTGCTTGCTACGACTCGGGTATTGTTTCTAATGGCGACAATCTTGTTAATAGATTTATACCAGACTATGACAGAGACAAAAAAGGCAGACTTTGTGGTGGACAAGACTTAGCAATTATTTGTCATTGCAAAGCAGCTTATGGCGATAGTCAGAGTGAAAATGAAAGAGAAAGAGTTGGTTTCAGAGATAGTAATGGCAATATAAGAACCGCAGACTCATTAAGAGGTGAGCCACAACCTCTGGGCTTTTCTCTTGAAAAAGATAAAATACGACAAATACATACAGACAGAAAAGCTTGTTGGGAAAATACAGCAATGGTTCAAAATTTAGTAAGAAATAAAGTTGCCAAAGGAGAAAAATATGAAACCCCTTACTACATACAAGTGGTAAAGGAAGAGTTAACCAAAGTAGGCGATATGTTTTCTTTTCCCTCAGAAAAAGCTATCGTTAAATCAATGAAAAAATCTAATGACCAAAATTAACGATCTAAAACCAGACCATAAGAACGCTAGAAAAAGAACAGACCGTTCTGCTTCTTTAATACAAGAATCACTTGAAAGGTATGGTGCAGCAAGATCAATAGTTATTGACGAAGATGGTCGTGTACTTGCTGGTAACGGCACAGTAGAAGGTGCGAAAGCTGCTGGCCTAGAGAATGTTCGGGTTATTGAATCTGATGGTAAAGAAATAATTGCGATAAAACGTACTGGCCTTACAGAAGATCAGAAAGTTGGTCTTGCATTAGCTGATAACAGAACATCTGACTTGTCCGATTGGGATGCATCTATGTTGCACCATTTATCAATGGAACATGAAATTGACCCTTGGTTTGAACCAGAGGACTTAACAGAACTTATGGATGATAGAACAGACGCAGAAGCACCCGAAGATTTTAAAGATGTTGATGAAGATTTAGAAACAGAACACAGATGTCCAAGTTGTGGTTATGAGTGGAGTGGTAAAGCCAAATAATATTCGCACTGTCTTACATGAAATTTTAAGACCAGTTACAAGCAAGATGGCTATAGCAACATCTGGCGGTATTGATTCTGCATCTTTAGTTATGGCAGCAAAAGATTTAGGTAAAAAACAAATTATTGTTAGCTTTACTTTTGATGACTTTGAATCGCATGATTTTAAATCTGCAAGACTACTTGCAAAGCATTTTAATATAGATTTTTTACCAGTTATATTACCGTCAGACCAAAATGAGATTGTTGAGACAGTACATTATCTTATAAAAGAAATAAAATGCAAGAAAAAAAGTGCTATTGAATGTATGTTCCCTTTTGTTTATCTTCTAAAGGTTTTAAAAGAAAATAAAATTAAAACTCTTGTTACTGGCTTGGCTGCTGATGGTCATTTTGGTTTATCTAAAAAAGCAATGATACATTATTCAAAAGATGATAAAAAATTTCAACAACTTCGGCAAGAATATTTTTCAACTTATGAGTCTGCACATATTATTCGTTTACATAAACTCTGTCATAAAAATAAAATAAAATTAGAAAACCCTTACTTCAGCCCTCTGGTTTTTGATCTCTGGATAAACAAGAACTGGCAAGAACTAAACAAGCCAAGACAAAAAGAAGCAATAAAAAAATATTTTCCAGAATTAGATAAATTTAAAATTAAACCGCATACTAATTTACAACTTGGCGATAGCAAAATTGCACAAAGAGTAGGAAGTGCGGTAGTTTCTAAGTATAAACCTTACGCTAAATCGCCAGTTGGTATCTATAACAGAATCGCAAAAGGCATCTATGCCTAAACCAATTTATAAAATACCGTCTATGGTAGAAATAGAAGCAACACCGTGGAATGGTTTTAAAGTTGCTTCAACATTCTCTGGTTGCGGTGGTTCTTGTCTTGGTTATCGTATCGCTGGTTATAAAGTTGTGTATGCAAACGAATTTATAGAATCTGCAAGACAAACTTATAAAGCTAACCACCCAAACAGTTATCTTGACCCTAGTGATATAAGAAAAATTACTGCAGATGACATTTTAGATAAAATTAATTTAAAAAAAGGCGAACTTGATTTATTTGATGGCAGTCCTCCTTGCGCTGCTTTTTCTATCGGTGGCAAACGTGAAGCTGGTTGGGGTAAAGAAAAAAACTACAGCGAAACAACGCAGAGGGTAGATGATCTGTTTTTTGAATATGCAAGAATACTAAATGGTCTACAGCCAAAAGTATTTGTAGCAGAAAATGTTTATGGTCTTGTACAAGGTACTGCAAAAGGTTATTTCAAAAGAATATTGACCAAACTAAAAGATTGCGGTTACAACGTAAAATGTAAAGTCCTAGATGCTCAATGGCTTGGTGTGCCACAGATGAGAAAGAGGACAATTTTTATTGGAGTTAGAAACGATTTAAACATAGAACCAGTACATCCAAAGCCTATTCCATACCAATACTCTGTAGGCGAAGCACTTATTGGTGTTGAAGAATCTGATGAATACAAACCTATTGTTGAAAATACAGAAACTTATCGTTTATGGAAAGAAACAAAGCCGGGCGATCAATTTTATAAAGCTGCCATAAGGTTAACTGGTCAAAACAAATTTTTCTCTCATGTAAAGCAATCGCCATTTCGTGTTGCTAATACTGTTGTACAAGGAACTATGGATAAATATCATTGGTCAGAACCTCGCTTGTTTACAATACAAGAACTAAAACGAATTAGCAGTTTTCCTGACGATTTTATTTTGCATGGTAATCTGTACCAAAAGTGGGAAAGAGTCGGTAGAGCTGTACCACCACTTATGATGGCCAAAGTTGCAGAAACTATTGCCAAGGAAATATTAGAAAAAATCTAAATGGACATACCAACAAACTGGACTTTTGAAACCTCTGGCGTTGCACAAGGTTTTGATCGTCATGTAAGAGAACAGTTACCTTGGTACGACTTAGCAACAAATGCAATACTTCATGTAGCAAGACATTATATTCCAGAGAATGGTCTTGTTTATGATTTTGGTGCATCTACTGGAAATATCGGTAGAGCATTAGCACCAATACTAAAAAAAAGAAATGCACACTTAATTGGCATAGAACCAAGTCAAGAGATGATTAAACTTTACAAAGCGCCGGGCGAAATAATATGCAGCAAAGCAGAAACTTTTATCGCAAAAGATTTTGATTTATCTGTTTTATTTTTATGTTTAATGTTTATTCCACCAGCCAAAAGATTTAATCTTATGCTAAGACTAAGAGAGAAATGTAAACCCGGAGGGGCAATCATTGTCTTTGACAAGTTAGAACCAATTGGTGGCTACGCTTCAACTGTTTTCTATCGTCTTACACTTGCTGGCAAAAAAGCATCTGGTACAAACTCAGATGAGATAATTGAAAAAGAATTATCGTTGTCAGGTGTACAAAGACCTATTACAGAAGATCAACTTGCTGGCGATTTCATAAATTGGTTTAAATTTGGCGATTTCTCAGGTTACCTAATAGAAAAACCAGCATAATGGCAGCTTCACAAACAACACAAGCAGAAACAGAAATGCGTATTGCAAGATGTGCAAGAATTATTGCCAACGGTGGTAGAAGGTCTGATTGTATTCAATACGCTGCAACAAATTGGGGGGTCACTAAGAGGACTGTTGATAATTATTTAAAAGAAGCAAGAACACAATTAAGAGCAGATTGGGATATAGAAAGACCACAGATGATTGCTGATTTACTTAGTCAGTGCAGTACTTTACAGATGGAAGCAAGAAGAAATGGCCAACTCAATATAGCTCTTGGTGCAATCAATACTGCGGCCAAGTTAGCTGACCTTTGCTCATGAGTATCCTTGAAACAGTTAAAAAAGGTCATGTATTATTTGGCGATGGCCTATTTGATATACCTTCTACAAAAACAGTACAAGATAGAATTACATCAAATTTATTACCGCATCAAGAAAAGTTTTGCGCAGATACAGAACATAGAAAATTAGCTTTGGTCTGTGGCTTTGGTGCTGGTAAGACATATGCACTTGTAAGTAAATCAATTCTGTTGGCATCTATGAATGTTGGTCATATATCAGCAATCTTTGAACCGACAGCGCCAATGTTGAGAGACATATTGATGCGAACTATGAATGACTTGTTAGATGAATGGCAGATACCATATACATTTAGAGCTAGTCCATTGCCAGAATACCAACTTCAATTTAAAGAAGGTATACACACTATCTTGTTAAGAACTATATTGACCTACCAAAGATTGCGTGGCCAAAACTTATGTGCTGTTGGTTTTGATGAAGCGGATACTGTTGCAAAACGAGAT